AAAAAGTGCATGTTGACCTATTAAACCACAGTTAGAACCCACTTGTCTTATAGAAAATGTAAACGGTGGTCCAACAAATTGCATTACATATGCAGAGGTATCAGTAAGTATTAATATGTAATCTTTACCTTTAGCAGCACCTACAATTTTAGTCCCTGAGTCTAACCTAAAAGTTCCTGCAGTGTTTGTTGATGTTGGTGCATACGTTGTTCTGTCTTCTTGATCTGAAAATCTTATAAACATTTTGTCTTGTGATGGACTTGATAAACTAGTATCTGTCCCAAGTAATATTAAGTGTCTATCTCTTTCAGAGACTATTGACATAACAGATTGTGTTGGAGCATTTGTTACAGCAACTGCTCTTGTGTTTAAAGCGTTGGCATTTGCATGTATGGGTTCCCAATTAAACGTTTTTCCATTTTTATTTGTTGCGATTAAAACTTCTCCAAAATTATCTAATGACCAAGAGGCAGGATCTAAAGTAATTGTTGAAGTTGATGAGGCATTACCCCAACCGATAAAATTTGATGCGTCTTGCACTTGTGCACCGTTAGAATGTGATGATCTTGTGGATCCAGATACAGCCCTTGATATACCTGTTAAATCATTCGATGAAACTCCAGAGTAACTAATTAATTCAGACCCAACTAAAATTGTACCTGATGTCGAAAATCCAGTTGTTGATGTTAATGTAATATTTGTTGCTGATCCGTTGTTACCGTTGGTATCATCTGCTAAAGCTCCATTCAAAGTTGTGGTAGTAGCCCCTGCAACAGTTCCAGCCCACTGTCCTGTGCCCCAACCAAACCCAAAAGTTTGTGTTAATGGTCCAAAATTTACATAAGGATTTACTGTTGCTGCTCCGGTAGCCGTTGTTGTGCCTGATGCTGCAGTTGCCACTTCTATAGTAAAAGTATTTGATGTTGCAGTCAAAACTTGAAACGGATTATCTTCAAAGACACTTGTAGCATATCCAGATCCAGTCGGAACAGTTACAGATGTAAACGTAAATAAATCTCCAGCCACTAAACCATGTCCATTTAAATTTACAGTTATAGTCTGAGGTGCACTGGTAGAAGCCACAGTAAATGTAGCTCCAGTTTTAGCACTATCTAAAGGAGTAATATCATAAAAGGCACCACCATAATAAACAAAAAGACCTTTATGTGTGCCTATTGCAGAGTAAGCCCTTCCATCTAAATCTGCCCATACGTGTTGGGCTCTAGCATTACCTACTAATGTTGATGTAGTAAGTTGCTCCCAACCACCTATTTTTTCTGGTAAACCATATCTAAATCTTACAAAGTCTCCATCAGTCCATTGTCCCTCTGCACCAACTTCTGTAACTTGTTTATTAAAACCAGGTCTTATTTGTATGTTTCTCAAAGGCATAAAAGTATTATATCAAAAAATTATACCATGGTAAGGGTCAGCTCTTAGGCTTATAATTAGTAGGAGGATGTTGATATTGCATCTTTTTTTTAACTTTTTCGGGTAATCCATCAAATATTCTCCAACAGTACATCATTATTAAATCCAAACAACCTTTTGTTTTATCGGCATCAAGATGAAAAGTATTATTGTTTTTTTTCATTATTTTTATTTCTTCATCTGTTAATTTAAGTTCTATACTGCCATCTTCTCTTTGATTAATTTCCATGATAAGGCATACCATATAATGCTCTTCGATCTTTTACAAACGATTTGTTTGGTCCATTTTTATCAACGTAGTGTAAGAAGCACTGCACATGATAATCAGAATCTAATTCTTTTCTTGAATGCTGATCTTCTATACCTAAATAAATCACACCGTCACCATGATCTAAATTTATAGCTCTGTCCCCTATATATATAGGCCAGGGTTTATTTGAGCTAGATCCTATAGATATAGTAACTGAAATCTCACAACTATCTCTATCTTTGTGTGGATATAGACATGAACCATAAGTATACATACGCCAGTAAGAATATGTTGGCAATAATTCTAACCCCGTATTTTCTTCCATTATCTTTTTTTTATTCAACATTAAAGACTCCGTAAATGGATCTCCATAAATTGATGTGTCTGGATGATTACTTAATGCACCTTCAAATTCTTTAACATTTAATCTATTTCTAATCCTACAATAATCGTGTGCTAAAGATACTTCTTCTTTTGTTAGCAAATTTTTTATTAGTTTGTATCTAAAATCTTTTCTTATAATGCCCATGTTACAATAGAATATCTTGTTCCAGATTGGATTGGTTGAACCATGTGTGCATAACAGAAAGAACTAGGAAAAAAAATCAATTGATTTGCTTTTTTTGGGACAATCATTTTTTCTTCTCTCCATTGAAAAACTAAATCTCCTCCCTCATAATTATCATTTAACATAAAAATAATACTCATAGATCTTGGTACTTTAGGACCACTATCCACATGTAAATCAAATTTATGATTTTTATCGTATTTTAATATTTCAAAAGGTTCCCAATTATTTAAAATTAATTGTGGATGTTTTTTCATATAATTATGCATGTGTGTCGTAAAAACATGCTCTAAAAAGTTATGCCAAGTTACTGCTGACATGCTCTTATTAGTTCTAGAAATAAAGTGACTGTTTACGTCTCTAGTTTTAGTATTAATTGTTGCATTTGCTTCACCTTTTTCAAGAATTTCTGCTGGTTTAAAGTTTAAAGTATCTATCCATTTAAGAAGATATTTTAAATGTTTTAATTCTAAGATGTTATCCTGAATTTCAATATAGTCCTGCATTAGGATCTATTTATACTATTTTAGACATTTTTGGAAGGTAATTGAAGAGTAGATCTAAAAGTTAAACCTGCATTTTCTATAATAGTAGAAATATTTTTAGACGTGTTACCACTTAGATCTATAGCATCAACAGAATCAGCGTATGACAGCCAATCTTCTTCATCTACTTTATCATTTACAATTTTTCTTATTAATGTTGTGTAATCCGTTAATTCTGATTTAACCACTGATTCACTATAAGAAGGCTCAGGATCCTGAGTATGGGGTATGTAGTTTTCTACAGTCGCATTTCCAGATCCATCATGTTTTGCCAACATAGTGCCCATTCTTAAACCATTATATTGTTCTTCTGTGATTGTGCAAACAAAAACCGCGTGTCTAATAATTGATGGTGAAACTTTTTCTAAAGCTTCATCATCAATTGCTATTGAACTAATTGATCCAAAAGAATCAACGGGGCTACATTTATCAAATATTACATAAGCCATTTTAAGATCCTATATTTTCATATATTAACAAAAATCCAGCACCACCAGTTGAATTAGAAGAACCTCTGTTTCCGCCTGCACCATTTCCCCTACTAGATGGCGATCCAACAAGATATTCTCTATCACTATCTACTGTGCTGCCTGGACTTGAATTTGCAAAAAGTGTTCCAGCTGGACTTACAGTGCAAGATCCTGCGTTTCCAGTAGAATTAAGCATGCCGCCGTTACCTCCGCCAGCTTCAAAATCAGCTGGTGATCCAACGAAAGTACTTTGTCCCGCATTTCCATTAGCTGTACCAACTCCTGGTGTAGCAGTTCCAGCCGAACCTGATCGAAACGGCACTGAATATGGATTTGAGACTGTAATTTGCGCCATACCAAAAGCACCTTGGCCACCACCAAGTATCTGTGAGTTTGATCCATCTGATCCTGCTCCGCCTCCGCCTCCACAGCCAAATACATGTAATCTTGTAGTTGAAGCATTGGCAGTAAAAGTTCCTGTCGCTCCTTTTTTTGCTAAGCTTAAAACGTAAGAGCCAGCTACACCACCAGTTCCAGATGAGGCAGCAGTTAATCGTCCCTGAGCATCTACAGTGATTGTTGCTGATGTAAAAGTTCCTGCGGTGACTGTTGTATTAGCAAGTTGATCTGGGCCAACTGCATCATCTGCAATCATAGCTTGTTGAACTTGAACTTCACCAATTGTTCCAGCAGTAACGGCACCTAAAACTCTGTTTGCTGTAGTTGTGTCTTGCATTTTTGCAAAAGTAACAACATCATCAGCTAATTTTGCAGTGGTATCGATTGCGCCGTCTGCTATTTTATCATTGTTAACAGCATCGTCAGCTATTTGAGCTGTACCGATTGTTCCACCTAAAGTGTCTAATGAAATTTCTTTTAAGTTTGTTCCATCTGCGTAAGCAGCGTATATTTTTGCAGCGTCTAAAGTAAAACCACTTCCAGATGCTGTTTTAATTGTTAAATTTGTTGGGTTTGTTAAACCGGTTGCATCAAAAATATAAAATTTTTCTATTCCATCTGGCACAGTGCAAATTGTGCTTGAAGCAATGGAAGCTGTAGCAAATTTGATAACCATGTTTCTTGCATTGGATAACGCTTGGTTTGTCATTGCAAGAGCAAGAGTACCACCACTTGATAGTGTTACTTGTTCAAATCCTGCAATAGCTTGTTGAATTAAATTTAAGTTTGTATTTGTTTTATCACCCCAAGTACCGGCATTTTCACCTGTTACCATTAACTCGAGTTTTAAATCTGTAGAAAAACTAGATGTCATAATTTTTTTTCTCCGTATATATATTATTTTACATTAACTAAGCTGCAATATCAACCTCTGTCCATGTATTAGAAACGCCCACTTGTACCTCTGCCCATGCTGTAATATTAGGGTTTCCAATACTTGAAGTCAAGGCTACACCAGTAGGTAATACTAAAGCATTTCCAACGGCGCTTTCTTCACCTAAACTTAATGTTAATGATTGTCCAGTAACACCTACTTGATTCTGAGGTATATCTCCGATAGACCCTAGAGAACTAGTCATTGACTGACCTGAAACAGTCTCAACTGTGCTTTGAACTAAACTTTGGTTTCCTATGCTAGTTGTAACAGCACTTCCTGTAACTGGAACACCTAAGAATAATCCCGCAACTGTTTGGCCCACAGAGGAAGTTAAAGATTGTCCTGTTACACTTTCAACTGTGCTTTGAACCAATGATTGAGTACCCAGACTCAAGTTTATGGTTTTTTCACCAGCTTGTACTATGCTTACGCTAGAATCAATCTGAATACTAAATGTACCAAGAGCTGCAAAAGTTAATTCTTGACCTGTTATACCAACTGTTACATCAGTAGTAACTGATTCTGATCCAATTGATGTTGTTAATGCTTGGCCTGTCCCTTGAGCAGAGAAATTTACACCCCATGCAAAATCATTCCATGCTCCTCTACCCCAACCTTCTCCAATTAATGTGGTTTCATCTATTGTTGATACACCAACAGAGGTTGTTGCTGCTATTCCTGTTACAATAACACCTATGTCAATAACCTCTTCTCCAATAGAACTTGTTAATGATTGACCAGTTACATTAAGTAAAACAGATGTTCCACCGACAGTAGATCCTTGTGAAGATGTTAAACTTATTCCAGAAATAGAAACATCTGCATTCGCAGTTATAGTTTCGTTTCCAATTGATGATGATAAGGCTTGACCTGTGACGGACTGATTTAAGTTACCTTGTTGGCCCCATAAACCAGTGTTCCATGTTAATGCTCCCCATGTATTAGCCATCCGTCACAAATTCCATTCATTATGCTATTCTTAATATTGCTGCTGAGGTAGTAAACGCTGGAAACTGAATTGTAAATGTTCCAGAAGTTGCAGTTTTATCTCCCCCAAAATCTAATACACAAACGGCATCAGTTGTGCTTGAACCTGAGCCAGTTGTTGTGTTGTAAATTAAAGCTCCTCTTGCCGTAATTGTCACTCCAGTAAAAGACAAATCAGCAAAATCAGTTATAGCTGTATTAGTCGCTAAAGATGTGCCTGCATTTACTAAAGCTTTACCACCAGCAGAGTAACCTCCTGTTGGAGATGAAACTTCATTTGCAGTAGCATAGTTTGTTGTTGACTTCCCTAAAGTTGCAGAATTAGTGAACATCGCTAATTTATATGTATCACCACCTGGATTAGAGAAATTGTGTTTTGCTTCTAATAATTCTTTTTTGAAAGAATTACAGATTGCATTAGTTGTTATTGCCATTTTATTCTCCTTTAAATAGTTGTGTTAGGAGACGGTGAAGGCACTTTTATTCTTGGTACACCATCACTATACTCCCCACGTCTTCTTCTGCCCATTTGTTGTAGAGCAAAATTTTGTATCTCTTCATCATACTTGCTTTTATAGAGGTTGTACAGATCCATAGGACCTTTTAAAAATCTAAAAGCCTCTGATAGTACACCATGTAATAACATAGATTCTTGATATTGAGCTAAATATGTATTGTTTGATGAAGTAAAATGTGGAGGCTCTTTTATATAGTTTACTTGAACTGTATCAGCTGCTGCTGGTGTAGGAGCAACTAATATTACTGCTCCTCTTTGAACACTATCATCCCAATTAGCCCAATACTTAGGGGTTCCTTGTGCATCTGTAGGATTAAATTCAGATATGAAACTTGTGTCTCTTTTTTCTAAAAATGTCCTTGTCGTGCCAGATATATGTTCAACAGATCTAATAATAATTGAATCAGATGGTAAACTTACATATCTATTACCCGCTGTAAAAGTCGATGTTGCGTATTTTCGTACATCATCATAATCAACTTTACCTGCTATATCTAATTCAACATTTCTAATAAATTGATCTATTAAAGAATCACTCAACACAGAGCTTGAAACTTCAGTGTAATTTCTTACTTGAGTCAAAAAATCTGAATGTGTTATTGCCATTAGACTGTTACCGTTACCCTTCCTAATAAAGCGTTTAGTTGTCTTCTTCTATTTTGTAAAGATGGATTTGCTGGTTTCATTGCTGACGTACCTTGCGTTGAAAAAGCGAAATCTCCGGGTAAAGTTAAGTTTGCTATGCCAACGGATGCTCCACCAGAATCCGCTTCAACACCACTTACATTTGTGGGTTGTTGAAATTTAATTGGCCTTATATCTTGTAGTGCAATTGCATCTGCGCTAGTCCTTCTTCTTCTAATTTGTGGCTGTTTAGGTTCAAATTCTGATATGTGAACCAATGAACCATTCCATTCTTTAAGCATTTCTTTGTATGGAAACTCCATACCAGATCTATCAGATATAGCTTTTGCATATTTACCTGTAGCATACTTAGCCATATTACACTCCTCCTGTTGTAGGGTAGAATGATTGTGGTGTTATAAATGTAGAAGTTCGTTGACCATCTTCATCTAAAGCTCTTTTCAATTCATCTTCATAAATTAACTTATTTTGTTGTACTAATTGCGGAGCAACTTTCATTGCTAGGTAATATGCTAATCCAGCACACATGCATGGTAAAAATCTAAAAGCTACATCAGCTTGATTAGTGTAAACTCCTGCATCTTCAATTCTTTTAATTACATAATACTTAAGATGTGTATATGTATTAAGATCTGGGGCTTGATATAGATAAATTTTAGGTGTTATCAGTCTTTCAACATAATATTGAGATGATGTGCCTGTATTCAATTTATTAGGTAGTGCAGCATAAGTAGACCTATCAATTTTAGTTAATGACACATCTTGAGTTGTTGAACTTTCAGCACTTATGGAACTTGAAGAAATGAAAGCCTCTAAAACATCGCTCACATCTGAATTTACCGTGTATTCTGCTTGTCCAGAAACAAGTGCATTTTCATCTAATTCAACTTTCCATAAATGTATGCCTCTATTACCCCACTCTGCAAATAATAAATTTAAACTTGTCCTTGCAGATCTGAGGTCATAACCAGAATTAGTTCTAATTGAACATCTTTGATATCCCTCTTGAATTATATCATCTATATTAAGATTAAAATTTGTAGTTCCTGATGTTCCCATTATAAAATATCCTTATAATAATCTGTCATGCCACCTTTACTTTTTTTTGCAATTTTTTCTAAAGTTTCTGCCTGCGCTGCATGTGCTTTTGATGCTTTTTTTAATTTGTTAGCAACTTGTTGAATACCACCTTTTGAATTTAATTTTACTCTTTTTCTCCCTTTACCAAATTTTTTATCAAACATTGCTGTAGCTTTATCTTTTTGATTTTTAATATAATCAACTAATGCTCTTCTAGATTTTCTCATAATTCTAGTAGCATCTCTTCTTCCAGCTTTTCTAGATTTTCTTAAAACATACTGAGTCATATCAAATAATTCACTTGATTTAGCTCTTTGAATATCTAGTTTTTTTAATGCTTTCATTTCTTTTTTTTCTATACCAGTTCTTTTTTTTATTTCTGGATCATAGACTTTATTAATTCTTTGTATGATTTTTTTCCTTGCTGCTCTAAATGGTTTAGATCTTACTGCAGCTTTGATACCTGTTGTGAGTAAACCCCCAGCTAATTTTTTTTCAACTTTAAACACCATACCTACTGGTTTGATAGTTATAGATTTACCTTTTTTCATACCAGGAAATTTAAGTTGTTTTTTTCTTTTTAGTATTTCTAAAGCTCTTTTTAATCTTTTAGGATCATTTCCTATTGCTCTTTTTACAAATTTTGGCATTTGTAATCCTATTCTTTTAGGTCCTGATGTATCTCTAGCCATTATTTAAATCCTTTCAACATATCACCATAGTAACTTTCATAACTTTTATTTGATATATATTTACCGTCTATTTCTGATTTTATGTATGAACCAATGTAAGGCTCTGGTTTTATTCTTGTACCTGGAGCTTTTGATGTTGTTTCACTAAATTGTGCTCTGCCCATTGCAGCTTTAACAACTTTCTTCTCAACACCTTTTATAGTGCCTTTATTTTTAGAAGCATAGAATACGGCTTTACCTTCTTTTTCACCATATTGATCTTTCATAGATCTCATTATTTTTTTACCTTTTTTATTTAGTGGCATTACTCCTCCTTTTTAGCCCGGGCTTTGTGATCGTTATGTTTCACCTTTTTCCGGTTGTACAACTTCTTAGATAATACCACCTTTAATTTGTATAATCTAGACCTAAGATTTTTTGCTATTGGATTACCCAATATCCGTGGCATTTCCTATAATGGGTTTATATTTAGTTTTACCTTCTTCTCTGTACGCTCTTAATAATTGTTTACGTGGATTTTCAGCAACCCAGGAGCAGTGGACCCACCCTGAATTTGGTTCACCTGGAGTGTAGAACTCAAGTATCATTTGATCCCAATCTAAGTTTGCTTTGATCCAGTCAAAGACCTCAGCGTTGCTCGTTCCTAAACATTCAAAATCGACCGCTTCTGCCTTGGTATGTTGTGAAGTCAAACTGCTGCCAATAGCTACACATAATTCAGGAGAGCGAAAGCAGCTTGTCACTGTTACCCTACCAAAATGGTCACGGACTGGCTGTAAAATATTTTCACAAAGTGATTTTAGTTTTTCTATTTGATCTGCATTAGGATTATTATCTATACCCAACCTAATGGCTGTATCTGATTTAATAAGTTCTGCTAAACTAAAGTTACGTGATAATTTCATTATTTTAAATGTATTTTTTTAATACTTTTTTCACCCATATAGACCTCTATTTCTGCTTCACTACGTATGCATTTGTAAGATATGTTTGGATTAAAATCACGTTCTGCTACTCTACGTGCACGTAAACATGCAGCCATGTTATCCTGAATACGGTGTTCTTTGATTTCTCCATCCCAAAACATGAGCAGGGCTACCACAGTTTCTATCATTTTTTATCCTTGTAATTATCTAATGTAATAAGACCAGGGTTTTCTTTCATGTATTTTTCTTTTAATACAGTCCAATAACTTACTTTTGGATCAAAGTCTCTTTCATTGTAAGAAGAATTAGATATGACACCTAATTTCATACACATATTAATTAATTCAGCAAACTCAGCAGGGACTGGTTTTATTTTAGGAACTCGTTTACATTCTTTAACAAGTTCTAATTGTGTTTTTAATTTTTGTTTAAGCCTTTGTTCTTTTGCAAACTCTTCATCACATACAGGTCTAATAGATTTTCTCCATCTAAAACCTATAACTTGATCTTGTGATTCTGCATTAGATCCTGTTTTATATTCATTTTGTCTCACTTCTGTATACATCTCCCAACTGCCTTGGTCACATGAGTTTGTGCCATCGTTTAAATATTCATTACGAGCTTCTGCTGTTGTACACAACAAAAAACTAACGATTAAGATCTTTAATATCGTACGCATGTTCTCTTACCTGGTCTGCTAGTTGTCTATATAAATTTTCTGCCATCTCCCACGTTGCTTCAGCTGCAGATAATCTTGTAGCAACCTCTGTTAATTTATCTTCTGATACTTTTAAATCTCTTTGTAAATTAATGATGGTTTGTTTGTTGGCTTCTATAGTATCAGTTAAACTTAATACATATCTAACTGATGTAAATGTTCCGGCTAATATTGCAGCAACCACAGGAACAATTACTATATTCTTTTTTACCCATTCAAATTTTGATAATTTATTTTTATTTTTGGCTGCCATTTGTAAATCTCATTTCTCTGTTTGCATCTTTTAATTTTTCAATATCAACTAAAACTTTATCCATCTGTCCTCGTAAGAATTGTATATTGACTTTGTTTAACGCCATTGATTCTATGTGTTTGTTCAACTTATCGGTAGTCTTATAAAGATCTTCGATCATCATAAATTGTTCAGAATCAGCGGGTAATGAACCTAGTTGTCCACGTGGCCATTTTATTCTAAACTCTGTGTTCTCTTCAAGATCTTTCTCCATAATCTGTATACGAGTGTCTGCAACGTTAAGACGTTCTATGATTTGAAAGTAACCCATTGTGCCAAGGGCAACAATTATTATCAAACTAGCAACCGTTTTCATCGGCATTTGTACGGCTGCTTCCTCTGATATATTTAGTGGTTTTTTAATAGGCATTTGGTCCTCCACACAAAGCCAATATTACCAACATTATTATTAACAAACCTGTAAAATAATAATTCATCTTGGTACTCTCCATAAATTACCTTGATTTAATAAAATTTTTTATCTTTCTAAATGGCCAACATAAGTGATGCCAAATATCTTTTAAAATTTTCTTCATTTTTTTTTCTCCATTTGATAAAACATCTTATCACTATCTTCAGTTACGTATCTAGTGTCTTCTGCATCCCAGTAAGTATTTTGGACTTTATAGTCTGGCCAAGAGTTATCAGTAGTGTAACTAGTAACATGCCACAAAATACGATTATTAGGCTGAGCTGCATAATTACCGTTAGTAAGAGCCAATATGTGCGCACACTTATGTTCTTGAGGAATTTCAGAATGTTCCACGTCAATAATATTGGTATCAGGATGACCCCAATCAACAGTGAATAAATATTGTCCGTGATAAAATTTTTTATTAAATCCCAAATATTTACCATTTAAGCCATCCAGCCAATCAAAGCAATGAATACTAGGCCAGTAACTAAAACTGTTCCACAATTCCAACTCGTGTAAACACATATCTGGCACTTCGGTTCTACTAAATTGTTTTTGGAAAAACGCTGAGATAGGCAATCTCCAATAACACGCACCGTTTGTAAGCATGATATTAAATAAGATAGCACGCCCTGAGATTGACGTGAGCCCAAAGATAACACAGTCAAAAGATTCTTTATTATATTTTTTATCCATATCATAAAGATATTCCTTTCTTACTTTACAATATATGGGAGGTATATTTGCGTTTAAATAAGCCATCTAACATTTCCATCTTCTCCTAGCCTGTCTTAGTCTAGAGTTAGGATTCTTTGCTGCTTTAGGGAATTTTTTCATTTGTCCTGCACTTCTAGCACAAAATGATTTACGTCTCTTTGCGTCTTTTGACCCAGGCTTAACTTTGCCAGTAACAGCTGTTTTCAATTTAGAGCCAGGATTAGCTCGTCTATATGCAGCTACTCCTGCAGCTGTCATACCAGCCCCTTTTTCAGTTGGTCTAAAATTTTTTTTATTACGTGGTGGCATTACATCTCCACCACGTTTAAATCCTAAAATCTCTAAACCAGATTTATTCATAACTATTAAGTGTATACTAATGTAAGTGAACCAGTATTAGACATTGTTGCGTGCACTGCAGTTTTAAATCTAATACCACTTCCGGGTAAATAGATATCTAATCCTTCTTGCTTAAAATGTCCTTCGAACAAAATTTTACCACCGGCACCAGTGCTATCTCTTAATATAACTGATGCATCAGTAGTAAAAGCTCCTGAACCTTTTGCTTGAATATAAGTAACTCTGCATGGTCCCAAATCCGTTGATCCTCCAGACACAGTTTTTACCTGTCCCGTAGATGCTATCCTCGTACTACTCTGGTCACTTGTGAATGATCCTCCACCTGCCATAATTTACTCCTTTATTTGGTGCTCCCGAAGGAGCACCTATTAATTATTAGATTTTACCGATTAATTCAGAAGCATTTCTGTTCTGAGTTGTACTGATATAGTCTAATGTTGTTATTCTCTGTCCAGATGCAGAAGCTGATACTGAAGCTGCAAACATTTGCATATCATCAGTATTGATGTTTGCTGTAACAGTAGCTGCTAAAACTCTGTTCACAAAAAACT